TAAGAATAAAGCGTCAACCAAGGAGCAGACCAGTGACCATCGACTTCGCCACCGCAGTAGCCCCCGCCCTCACCCTCGCCAACGCCCGCGCGCATGCCGCGCAGACCGACCAGTACGTCTGGGCGGCCAACCTCATCGAAGCGCTCGACATTCGCGCAACCGAAGCGCGGATCAACTGGATCGAAGATCAGTTCGACGCGCTCCTCAGCGCCTGACCCCACCAACCAAGGAGCAAGCAAATGACCGTCCGCAAGACCTTCGAAGCCATCATCGACACCCGCACCGTCACCCGCGCCAACCGCGACTACACCACCTTCCTCCGCTTCGCGAAGCGCGAGGGCGAAGCCGAAGAACAGATCGGCGCGCTGATCCGCGACGGTAAGACCGTGTACTATGTGTGGCCAGCCGGCGGCAGGTATCGCGAAGGCACCCGCAGCGAGTTGGTCAGCTACCTGATCCGTAACCAGTACGCTTAACTTAATTTAACCAAGGAGCAAACGACATGACCACCACCACCCGCCCGCTGCACACCATCGCCCGCGAGATCAAGCGCGACTGGGCCAAGCCCTACTTCGGCGCTGTGCCCTACCTAGATGCTATGGGCGCGCTGGATAGCATCAGCGACAAGTACTACGAAGACGATGGCGTGAGCGTGGTCAGCTACTTCATCGCCAACGCCGCGACGTGGAAGGGCGACACAGCCCGTCGCGTGAAGGCAGAACTGCGCGCCATGCTGAAGGAGCGCTGAGCCCCCGCGCCCGTGGGCGGCCAGCGCGCCGCCCACGCCCCGCCGCCAAATAAACAAGCCCGCTTTCGAGCGGGTTTTTTTGTGTGCCTGAGCAATTTATTGCAAATAATTAAGGGGGGTACCCCCTTTTTCCTGTTGACAAGGTACCATGGGCGGGCTTCTTTTTTTGGGGGCTACCCCCACGCCCACCACCAAAAGCCCCCACACGATATTTTACGATATCACACGATATCAAGAACCATCTTGCACACTATCGGACGCACATGTACACGACCCGGACACGACAGTTTGCTCCTTTCGTGGTTGGGGTAGCCGGTCCTTTGTCGCCTCATTGGGCCGGCTACTTTTCTGCAAAAAAGCAATCCTGCCCCGAAAAGGGGGTACCCCATTGACAAATAAAAGGGGTGGGGGGTATTTTTTCAAAAGCGCGATGGTAGAGACCTGCGTTAGGAACAAGATGCCTCGGTGGCAACTGGGGCGAAGCTGGCCAGCACTTGTTTCGACATTAGGCGGGGTCAAGGATTCACCCACCTTGACTTAAACAAGAGGGGTCAGTCAGCCCGCCACTATCCTTGCTCAATGGCCTGTTCCGTATTAAATGGAGGTCTATCCAATTAGGTGAGCATATCGATGGCCCGCAAATCCAAGAGCCTTGTTATCCAAGACGGTGTGCCCACTGACGTTGACGGCCATGACGATAACGGCGTTGACAAGCGCTATACTGTGTCACCGATCCGGGCCCTGCTGCCGGATAAGGGGGCGAGGAAGAAAAGCCCCCACGAACATATCCCAACGCAGAAGAGCCGCAAGGGTGTGCTTCACGCTGTTGGCCTTGGGATGAACCATGAGAACATTGCCAAGGTGATGGGGATCAGCGTCAACGCCTTGACCAACCATTACCGGGAGGAGTTGGACATTGGCCTGAGCGTCGTGATGGATGACGTGAAGACCAATTTGTATAACATCGCCCGCGACCCAAACCACAAGGGGACGGTGCAGGCGGGGATGTATTTGCTGAGCCGGCTGGGTGGCGACAGCTTCCGGGATGTGAAGCGCGTTGAGATGACGGGCGCTGACGGCAAGCCGCTTGAGATTAGCCAGAAGACGCAGACCATTGATCCAAGGTTGCTTGACGCCGACCAGCGCGAAGCGCTTAGGGACATTCTGAATTCCGCCCTGAGGTTGGCTGCGCCCGGTGCGCAGCAAGCTATTGATGGCGAATTTGAGGAGGTCCAAGATGAATGAAGAAGATGATTTCGTTGCGATGACGTTTGATCCGGATCTGAAGATCAACCCGCATTACCTCATCCGCATGATGCGGGGCGATATTCCTATTGTGACCAAGGACCAGTGGGAAGACGCCAAGGAATGCTGCGCTGACATGCTGGAGCAGTTTGTGGAGATGCGGAGGGCGCGGGGATAATGCTCGACTTCGACATTTCGAAGATCGACATCCAGCGCCAGTTGATGGAGTTGGACCGGACCGACTGTGAAGAGAGTCTGTATTATTTTCTGACCAATGCGTGGAAATACATTGATGCCAGCACATGGAAGGACGGCTGGCCTATTGAGGCTGTGGCCGAACATTTGCAGGCGGTGGTTGATGGCGACATCAAGCGGCTGATTATCAACATCCCGCCGCGCATGGGTAAGTCTACCATTACGTCGGTGGCGTTCCCTGCATGGACGTGGGCGCAGCAGGAGGTGTCTGCGACGTCCGGGCCCGGTGTGCAGTTCCTGATGGCGTCCTACGCCAACCAGCTTGTGCTGCGCGACAGCGTCAAGTGCCGCCGGTTGATTGAGTCGCCGTGGTATCAGAGCATGTGGGGTGAGCGGTTCAAGCTGAACTCCGACCAGAACACCAAGTCGCGCTTTTCCAATGACCACGGCGGTGAGCGCCTGATCACGTCCGTTGGCGCTGCGGTGACCGGTGAAGGTGGTTCGATTATCGTGATCGATGACCCTAACAGCGCTTCGGAAGCGTTTTCAGACGCCAACATTGAAAGCACGATTGAGTGGTGGGATGGGACAATGTCCACCCGTTTGAATGATCAAAAAACTGGCGCTTATGTGATTATCCAGCAGCGGCTGGCGGAGAATGACCTGACCGGCCACGTCCTTGAAAAGGAAGTTGGCGACTGGACGCACCTGTGCCTGCCCATGAAATATGAGGCTGACCGGTCCTTTTCGACCAGCATCGGCTGGAAGGATCCGCGCACGGAAGAGGGCGAGTTGCTGTGGCCTGATCGCTTTGGGACGAAGGAGGTGTTCAATCTGGAGCGCTCCCTTGGGCCGTTTATGGCTGCGGGGCAGCTTCAGCAGCGCCCCGAGCCTGCCGGCGGCGGCGTCGTCAAGCGCGAGTGGTGGAAGCTGTGGGAGGAAGTCAGCTATCCGCCCATGGATTACATCATCGCGTCCTTGGATACGGCCTACACGACCAAGACCACCAACGATTATTCGGCCATCTCTATCTGGGGTGTGTTCACCACCGACTCCACGGCTGTTGCTAACCGGATCTTGGACAAGGACGGGCGGCCAATGTATTTCGACCGGGGTTATGCGGAAACTGCCCCGCGTTTAATGCTGATGCATGCGTGGCAAGAGCGCCTTGAATTCCACGATTTAATCGAAAAAGTTGCAAAAACGTGTAAATCATTGAAAGTAGACAAGCTTTTGGTGGAGAATAAAGCAGCAGGTATTTCCGTTTCGCAAGAATTACGGCGTCTTTATGGCACCGAAGGCTTTGCCGTGCAGCTTTGCGACCCGAAAAGTCAGGATAAGCTGTCGCGTTTATACTCCGTGCAGCATTTATTTGCTGACGGCATGGTGTATGCGCCTGATAAGGTCTGGGCTGAGCAGGTGATCACGCAAGTTGGGCAGTTTCCCAAGGGCAAGCACGACGATTTGGTTGATACCGTGTCTATGAGCATACGCCATTTGCGTGATATCGGGCTTCTGACGCGGTCGCAGGAGCGCATTGAAGACATTGAACGGATGAAGGTGTATCCGGGCAAGCAAAGTGAGCCTTTGTACCCGGCATAATGGAGGATTTATGTGTAGCCGCCGCAATGGAGGACTTGTGACTACCCGGCATAATGGAGGATTTATGAGGTATACCGGTCGCGTCAACGCATCTTGCACCGTTGATGATCTGGGCCAGCGCCAGTTTGAGGTAAAGGTCTGGGGTGAAGCACCGTTTGACCATGAGCGGACCTATACATTGACCGCTCAAGATGATAATTCTGCTGCCAAAGAGGGTTTGCGTCTCTTTTGCGACGAGATGGAGTGCCTTAGGGGCGCGGAAACAGAGGAAGACTGATGGCAACGCAACCGGGCCTCGCTCCAATGAACATTCGCCAGCCCGCGCCTGAAGAGCCGGGTGCGATTGACACCTCTCCGGTGCAAATTGACTTTGCAAACGAGGGTGGAGATGTCCCGGAAGTCGATCAGGACGGAAATGTCATCTCCATTGAGCATGACGACGGTTCGATCACCATTTCCTTGGACGGAAACCCGCTTGAAGAGGCAGAAGGCGGGGCCGACAGCGAGTGGTTTGGCAATTTGGTCGATGAAATCGACGAAGGTGAGCTTAACCGCATTTCTGGTGACCTGTTTCGCGGCATTGACGACGATTTGATGTCGCGCAAGGACTGGATTGAGACGCGGGCCCAAGGGGTCAAGCTTCTTGGCCTGAAAATTGAAATTCCAGCGCTCACAGGGGCCACTGACGGGGCTCCGGTGGAGGGTATGTCGCGTGTCAGGCACCCGCTGCTGCTGGAAGCCGTGCTGCGCTTTCAGGCCAACTCCCGTTCTGAGCTTTTGCCGACAGACGGGCCCGTCAAGATCCGCAACGACAACAACAACGCGACGTTGCAGGAAGATCAGATGGCGAACGCGCTTGAGCGCGACCTTAATCACTATCTGACGTCCACGGCGACGGAATATTACCCCGACACGGACCGCATGCTGTTGATGCTGGGCTTTGGCGGTACAGCCTTTAAGAAAGTTTATAACTGCCCATTACGCAACCGACCTGTTTCGGAGACCGTCGATGCTGATGATCTGATCGTTAATATGAGTGCGACAGATTTAATGAACTCTAAGCGCGTTACTCACAGGATCTATATGCGTCCTTCTACGGTAAAGCGTTTGCAGATTTTAGGTGTGTACAAAGATATATCCCTTTCAACGCCCGGTTCTTTAAGCCTTGATTCCTTACAGCGCGAAGAATTAGCGCAACAAGGTTTGACGCCTGAGTCTAGCAATCCAGAAGACCGTGATCGTGAGATTTACGAGTGCTATTGCGAACTAGACATCATGCGCTTTGAGCATAAGCACAAAGGTAAGATTTCAGGTCT